CTCATCTCGCGCAGTGGATACTAGACCACCAGAAAAGAAATCATCAGCATCACTGCGAAGGTACGAAGTTGAGGCTTCAAAGCCTGTGAATGATCTAATAGCAGCGGCAGTACCGTGTCTAATATATCCATCATTAGCTGTTTCAACACAGACTTGAGTTACGCCGCTAGTAACCGTATTAGGTGTCGTGTTAAAGTAGTTGGCAAATATGTAACCACCTGAACTTCTCTGAACAACTGTACTGTTACCCGCAGAGGAGGATACTGTGTGGGGGAAGCTGTAGTTATTTGCGCTCGCAGCAATACCATCTAGCTTAGTACCATCGCTGGCTACATCTCGCCCATCAACAGTGCCAGTTAATTTAATGTTTCCGTTTGATCCATCCAAGCCAATCCTTGCATCACCATCAGCGGAAACGTACAGACCCCAGCCAGTACCCAAAACGTCGCTAATGCTTGATATAGGATGATTACTACCGCTAGTATATCCTATGCCATAATGATTACTCAGAGCAGTGTCAGTAGCTAGGTAGGAAGTTCCTATACTATATATTGGGTTAGTCTTGGCAGCGTTATCCCCCACGTTATTGTAGCCGCCGACTAAATGACCTGAACTATGCGTTCCTCTTTTTATATTTGTGCCACCGTTAAATACAACGTCACCAGTTACAGTACCACCAGCTTTAGGTAGTGCGTTAGTTGCTAGTGTTCCTTGCGCTGCTGTAGCAAAAGCACTTGAGTGGTTTCCATCAAGTAAGTCAGCGTCTAGTCCAGTGCCTGTGCCATCGACAGTCTTAATAGCTGTGAGTAACTGTGCGGCTGTTTGGTCTGCTGTGGCCGATGCTTCTACCGCATTTAGCTTACTATGGTCCGCATCTGTGAAAACATTACTGTCACTTGCTGCTTCCACGGCTGCACGGATTTCGGCATTGGTTTGGTCAGCGGTTGCTGAAGCTTCTACAGCATCCAGCTTGGTTTTATCAGTGGCGGTCATTACCCCAGCGGCTGATCCAGTGGCAGCGGCAATAGTCGCATTGTCACCCGTGCTGCTTGTAATAGCGATGGTCGTAGAGGCAGTGGTACTTGCTAGGTTGGTGGCTCCTGATGCGGAGACAACCCCAGCGCCGTTTATAGATAGACCAGAGCCAATCTTTACGCCACCAAGCGTGTTTGCAGCGGCGGTAGGCAGTGAAAAGTTATTCGCGCTACTGGCAATTCCGTCCAGCTTAGTCCCGTCGTTGGCTACATCTCGCCCATCAACCGTAGAGTTGGTTGTCAAAGCGCCTGTTAAAGCACCGCCAGCCTTGGGCAGCGCATTGGCAGCTAGTGTGCCTTGGGCCGCTGTGGCGTATGCTGAGGCGGCGGTAGTTGCTACTGTGCCTAAGCCTAAATTAGATCGGGCTGTACCAGCGGATGCAATGTCACTGAAATTGTTTGACGCAATTAAGGCTCCAGACAAAGAAGCATATGCTGCAACCCAAGATGAGCCAGACCACACGAACATACCCTGTGAGCCACCACTTCCTTGGTAGTAAAGGGCTCCAGATACTAAGGCATTACCGTCATTATCAACGGATGGTGCGGAGCTTTTGCTGCCTAGGTATCTATCATCAAAGCTGTCTAATGCGGCCAGTGCGGCGTCCTTTGCCGCTGTTGCCGCTGTGGTGCTAGAGGCAGCGCCTGTCGCACTAGAGGCAGCGGCTGTCGCGCTGGCAGAAGCTTCGTTTCTTTTAGTTGTCGCAATTGCGGCACTGGCTGTCGCGCTGTTTTTACTTACCAATGCAGCGGCGGCATCAGATGCGGCACTCGTTGCATTTCCAGCGGCAGCATTAACGGCAGCTATTGATCCAGCAACCAGTGAGATATTACTATCTTTAACGGTAATTACGTTGCCCATGCCATTGCCGTGGACGGTGCAGTAATAACGTAGTGTGGCTGGCGCGTTGGTTGGTACTTGAAATGTAACACTAGCACCAGAAGAGCCAGCGGTGCCTGACACAGTAACGCCAGTTGTCCAAGCGTTCCCAGAGCTATCCTTAAAGGCTAATGGGTGGCCAGATAGAGATGAATTAGACACATTAAAGATATATGTGTTGCCACGGAACATATCGATGGCTGGGCTGTTGACGCCATCCAAGACGAACACGTTGCCACTTCCAGGATTTACCACAGTGACCACATATGTTTTCTCTAGTGAGTTGGCCAGTGAAGTAATATCTGAAGATATAGCAGCCAGCGCATTCATGTCCGAAACTGCGTCTGAAGTTCCGAGGGCATTTACGTTGGTAATTGAACCAGCGACTGTGTTGATCTCAGTTATTGCACCAGCCACCGCTGGGACGTTACCCACTGTGGAATAATACTTGGCTGAAAAGTTGCTTCCCTCTACAGCGGCAGAGGTTTTAGTTGCCCAATCTTCTGCTAAATCTTTTGCCGCAACACTAGAATTCTTCGCAGTAACGCTATCATTCTTAGCCACAACACTTGCATCACGGGCAGTCTCACTTAAGCCTTGGGCCGCAACACTAGAATTCTTCGCGACAACGCTGGCATCCTTTGCAACGACACTAGCATTCTTTGCAGTCACGCTGTCATTTTTCGCAGTAATACTTGAGTTTCTTGAAGAAGTAGAAGTATTAGCGCTGCCCAAAGCTTCGTTCGCTTTAGTGTTTGCCGTCCCTGCGCTGCCAGAAGCAGCCGAGGCAGAGGATGCCGCTGCATTCTTTGAGGTGTTGGCTGCCGACGCAGATGACCCAGCGCTAGTGCTAGATGTAGCGGCTTGGTTCTTGCTAACTAAGGCAGCGGCAGCCGAGGCGGCAGCTTCTTGGGCTTTTGTTCCTGAGGTTGCGGCCTGTGTAGCCGCTGTATTCCTTGACACTAAAGCGGCGGCTTCGCTGGCGGCGGCGTTGTTGACTGAAGCTTCGATTGCATCTGTTTGATTAGATGTTGCTCCTGTTGTGCTGAAAAAGCTTGAATTACTCATATCTACGGTTTCCTAATCATCAGTCAGTGTAAGTTTTAGACGGGCGCATCACTTGGATTCCCCCAGACATTTCGGCAGAATCTGCCTGTTGCTGTATCTCAGTTAGGAATTGGGATGACTTGGCATCGAACTGAGGTCCACGCTCATCTATGAAGTAATCAGCGGCGTAACTGAGCGCTGTATAAATCAGTAAATCAGGGCCAAGCGTTGTTAGTGTGTTGGTACTGCTATCTAAAGAAAGAGTTGCGAAGGAAGCATAGTAATTTAGGACTATAGTGCCAGTGCTAGGCTTTGGGTAAACTAAGTATGTACCCTGCACCCTAGTAAAGAACACTGGAGTTCCTTGCTGGTTAGTTTTCTGAGCCTCAACCATTTCGTGCAGAGGTAGCCTGACCAAAGGTTTGCCTTCGCTATAAATATCTATTGGCTCAATGAAGTCGCTTGGCAGATTGATTGAAGACACACCACTAACGTCATTGGCTACATCATAAGTTTGCGTTTTCTCCATGGATGGAATACGGATAACCCGTGTAATCCTAGATATTGCTTGGTCAATAAAGGTGTCAGCCAAGGCATTCGTGCAGTCACTTCTGTTGAGGAGAGCGATCATATGCGCTCGGAGTTCACCCTTATTCATATCAGGTTGTCCTTTTCTTTACTTTTGCGGTCTTAGCGGCATCACGAAAAGCAGACGCCGTTGGTGCGCCTTTAGCACCTGGCTTTCTTAACTTTTCGCCTGATCCGGCTTTTATACGGGCGTTTTTATCTCGAATATTACTGTAAAGTCCTTGCTTCGACATTCTTAAATCCTTTTCTCGGTAGCCATCAATAATCCTAAGTCTTCAGCGTGAAGCTTTCTTACAATCTCAGGGCCAGAGGCTTTCCATAGGTCGAAGCCCTCGCGCATCCACCTCTCAACAATAACTGTGGGAATGCTTGCAATCCTGTGCATCTCGCCAGCCCTTTGCTTATTGCTTTCGTTACGGGCGTCCTTGAGGTCATCGAGGAATGTTTGGGTTATATTCTGTGAATGCTTTTGGGTCAGTCCGCCATGTTCAAAGATGAAGTCATGCGCCGACTGTTGTAATCCAAGTTCTGGTTTGGTCATGTTGCTGTCCTTAAAATGAAAAAGGCCCACCCAAGGACCGCACAACAAGGAGAGCAAAACCTGTGTGGAACTTGGATGGGCCAGAGCTAAAGGCCAGTTTATACCTGAGCCTAAAGTTTGGGTATTATGTAGGTGTTATGACAGTCCTGAAATCTTAATACTGTCAGAAAAGTTAGAGTGTTTCACGGACATCTCGCCTACAACGTGGTGCTTGTCGCTGTCACCGGATTTCGCTAATAATGTGCGAGTGAACGGACGTAGTGAACACAGCTTGAACATCGAAGGATCGATGAGCAATGCGTGGGTAGACTTCATCTGTCTGTTGAGGACAACACGGTATTCGCCATAGGGGGACACATATAGGTCAATAGCATTGACCAATGTTTTACCTTGAGCAATCTCACGATTACGGCCAGAAGCCGCGCTGAATCCGGCCACAATCTGGGCATCCGCAGTTTTAATCATGAGAGTGTCAACGTCACTGCCATTAGTGTAGGCAGTCTGACCCGCTGTGAGAAGCTTGGCCTCTGTAAGCGGATTTGTTGCTGCTGCGCCTGCGTCTAAATCAGTAGTAATCTGATTAATAACAGACTGCATTTTACGTGCGGCACTCGAAGAACCAGCTACAGCAGCTTGATCTAAGCCAACTAGAGCGTGTTCGTAATCCCGCTTTATTTCCTTAAGGGCTTTCGCCATTTGGTCTTTGTATTCAATAGGTTACGTTACTTACCTACCCGTTCTCTTACGAACTGCTTATGCTTTCGACACAAGAATAGACTATATCATGCCAGCGTTATACTGGCCAATGCGCTTCCACCCACTTGGGTGTACTCTACTAAGTTACATTCGGTTGAATGCCTTTTCGATAGTCGTTGCACCTTCCCTAGATAACTAGGGCTTGGCTCAGGATTACCATATGCTTTCACACTTAGGCGTCCCCTGAATTCACATTGTTTATACTACGCTGCCAACTTCAGGAAATTACTGTAAGTGGTTGTTAACGCAGTCTCTTTTGCCCTGCCGTGTGTCTTTATTGCATCCGCTGTGGCAGATACTTGGAAGGCTTTGGTGAGGATCTGGGTTGTACCAGTTCGCTCAGTAGCATTACCAAGAGTCGCCATAGACGCATCGGCTCCCTCGACAGCGGCATTAACGCTAATTGCGGCTAGAGAATCCTCCAACCAACTAAAGGTCCGAGCGGAAACTTTCTCTGTTTTGAGCATAGCTTGCATTGGGGTCGAAAAAGGACTGATGTTAGATATGATATCTGATACGTCCTCGGCCTTACCAACCTGTGAATATGTAACGTAAGTGGTCATTTTAATTGTTCCTTTTCAAGGAGTTATGATGTTAAACTAAAGTATGATTTACTCAGCCCATCGAGCCATTAAGGCATCAGCGATGTCATCAGTTGAACCACCATCTCTAGGATTATCTATAAGCTTCTGGTGCGCCGATGAACGGCGGCCTGCTTGTAGTTGGGCCTTGGAAGGTGGTGCCTTCTTGGAAGATAAGACTTTCGTCTTGCCACTCTTAGACTTCGTGACTTTGGCCTTGGCTTTCTTGCTTTCGGCTGTCTGTTTCGATTGGTCATAAAGTCGAGCTTTATTAATCAACATGATTACACTTGCATCAGTATATTGATCGACTTGAGCTTTAGGCAGCCCAACTTTCACAGCATAGTCGCGGATCTCTGAATAGAGTTCGTTGCCCCAATCTGGCAAGCTTTCCTCTAAGACCTTTACGCACTCGGCGGCGGCCTCTTTGGTTGCTTGCTGTTGCTGCTGTTGTAAGTCAGTGACCATCTGCCCACTCTCCTCTCGGAGAAAGCGGAGGTCATCTTCTGCCTGTTTTGCATCCTGTCGTAACTGTGCAAATGTGTCTGGCTCCATTTGTCTTGAGGCCACTAACATATCGATATCAGCATAGGGTTTATACCTAGCCTCGGCTCGTTCCATTAGTTTCTGATAACTAGCCTGAGTTTTAGTCAGGTTTTCATCGGTGACTTTCCGCTGGGCGGCTAAATCTTGAGACTTTTTGGTTAAAGACGCTTCTTGTCCATACAGCCGCTTCAAGTCCTTTACAGATACCTGTTTGGTTTCACCGTTGACTGAGAGTTCGACAATGTTTTCATCGGAAGCAATTGAAGGCTCATCGCCCTCATCTTCTTCTTCGTCATCATCGGCTTCGTCTTCGGTTTCATCAGGGTCTTCGGAACTTTCGTCATCCGTACCTACATCGTCATCTTCAGTTTCACCCTCGTCAGCCGTAGTCTCTTCTTGGCCTTCGGGTGTTGCATCATCCTCCTCCAGATCAGATAGGTCTTCACCGTCTGACCAACTGGCTAGGATTGCTTCAGCCGCTTCATCTCTATCGAGGTTCTTCGGCCCAGAGTTATCATTTTGCACGTTGTCGTTCATAGTGCTAATTCCTCTTGACTGTTGTCGCCATTCCGCTGTTCAACGATGCTGTCACGCACCTGAACACGCTGTTGTAATGTGTTCACCACATCTTTGATTGCGAGATAGTGGCGGTGGGCAAGCTCACGCTGATCCACCTTCATGGCCTCAGTGTTGCAGAATGTTGCAAATGAGGCCTCTACGCATTCATCGATTACTTGGGTAAATGCAGGGGTCTTTAGTAAAACCTCTGCACTATCCCCAAGTTCGACAAGTTGCTCTTCTTGTGTCTCCATAATCATGCTCTTCCTTGTTGTGATTACCCGTTAGGGCTTGCTATTGCTCGGACATCATCAGCGTTACGTGCAATGTCTAACTCTTCGAGATTGACGTACTCTTTGTGATCTTGCTGGCTCTCTTGGAGATCCATCTTGTCCGACTTGAGTGCGAAGTCTTGCTTGGCCTTCATCTGGGCAAGCTCATGCTTCATTGTGCCCATTTGGGCGTCAAATTGGGCCTTCATCTCAGCAACAGAAGTCTGTCGCTCTTGAAGTTCCAACTGTTTCTGAGCCATCTGCATCTGCATTTGCTGTGCTTGGTCTGGCTCTGGCGGTGGGATGCTGGCAGGGTCTGTAAGGAAGTCTGCAACATTCTTAATGCCTGACTTATCAAGCACCACAGAAAGCATCTTGTACCTGTTAGCTGGCGAGTACATTTCGCCCAGCGCTGGGTCGGCTGAAAGCATAGAGTGGAACATAAGGTACTTACTGACCATCTCTTGCTGGTCGCCGTATCCCAAATGAAACTCAACTTGTACGTCACGCTTGTCTGCCCATTGTGCTGGGTTGACCTCAACGTAACGTCCGGCAAGCTCGACAATCTTCTCTTCGCTCTCGTTCTCAACGACCAACTGGTACACATGAGAGAATAAGGGCTTTAAGAAGTTATTGGCGAAGTTTCGCGCTATGATCTTTTGGCGTTGCTGGCTCATTGTGGCCAGTTGCTCAACCATAGCTGCTGAGTTCTGTTTGCTTATTGCGTCTTTATTTAGACCTTGGGATAGGCGAGAAACCCCAGAAGTGTCCTCTTTATCCTCATCCAGCATTTGTATTGTCTGGAACACATAAGGATTTAGGGATGCTTGAGGCATGGGGTTAATAGCGTCTGGGCGTGTCACATTGACGATGCCGCCAACGCGGTTGTCGATAAGTTCTCTTGGGTTGGTCAAGCCACCCTTAACTACGGTATATCTTGGGTTATTAGTAACCATCGCATGATCCAGGATACTGCGTGTCAAAACTGTCCGAGCATTCTGTATTCCTAGCAATTTCTCTGCGAAGTTGTTGCCGTGGAATGCGTGGGGAATAGGAAGCGGAACAAAGGCTACAAACGGACGCCGAGCTACTATTCCTTTCTCCAGTAAAACATTTGAGCATTTGACTACTTTGTAGAGGTCAGTCATGCCAGTGCCCTCGACATCAAGCTCTATAAAAGCCTCGATGACAGTCACTTGGCGGGTCTGTTTCTGGTAGCCCTGTGAGTTAAACGCAGTGTCAGAGCCGATGTCCTCAAAGCGAGTTAGTATCTCTGGATCACTGTCAAAGTCAGTATCTTCGTTATCGCTGATTTTAGCTAAAACGTCCTCATCGTATCCCATTTCCATGAGTTCAGCGATGGACTTCTTAGTGCGGTGAGCGCAGAAGTTCACGGTATCAAGAGACTTAGCTTGTGGTGAAATCAGGAACTCTTCTGGAGCTATTGCTTCGACCTTAACCTGAGAGGTGTCACGGGTAACTTTAAGTTCCCCAGTGAACATACCCATCTCATCCTGTTCGATGCTCTCTATCTCAATGTTCTCTTCTGCCAGCCGTAGATCAAGCTCATCTTCAGTAAGGTTTTCAACGTATTCAATGCTGGTTTCATCTTGCATACACCAGTAGACCTTGCAGATGCCTGCACGGGCTATGAGGCCATCGTGGATAACCGTCTGCATCGTTTCAAACAGGTTGTTCTGTCGGTGCAGAACGAAGTCAGTGTATTCGGTGCATAATTCAGCAGTGTCCACATCATCCATATTCTGCGGAGTGAAGCGCATGATCTTGTTGCCAGTAGAGAAGGTTTCTAGCAAAGCTGCCTTCATGCTCTCTACTGCGTCATACACATCCTGACTAACGTACTTGCTGTTGCCATCGTGCGCTGGGCGAGGAAGCTCACCAGAGTAATACTTCATTACTCTACGGCGTTCCTTGGATAGTTCACTATCGTAGTAACCAATAGAGCGCCTAAGTTGCGTATCTACGATAGAGACTATCTTATCGTCATCAAGCGCTTTGTATTCTTCTTTTGACTGCATCTCTAAACCATCTCTATATAATATTCATCGACTGCTTTTATTGGTTCCCAAGCGCCTTCATGGATATGATTTGCTAGGGCCAAGCTCATTACGCAGTCATCGAAACATCCGGCTTCAGCTTCCATCCCGCCACTCTGGGTGACGATGTATGTCAACATTTCTCGGATCGTGAGCTTATCGTTAAGTTCTATTGTACCCTCGCGGACACAGGCTCTGAGTTCATCGATTATCAGAGGTTTTGTCTTAGAGGTTGTTGTGAAGCCCAGCTTTAGGGTTTCCCTCTCAGTCAACTTGTCTATCTGGACTTCTGTGTAGAAATTCGGATAAGCCATGTCTTTACCAAGGCGGGTACAAGTTAAAATACCGTGCGAATTGTTCTCTACTATTATGAAGGCGAAGTTAAAGAACTTACCTAACTTGTAGAGGACTTCAGCAAAGTAATCGGGGTGAACTTGAGCGCGATAAGTCGCAACCTGTCGTTTCTTACTGTCGAGGACTTGGGCAACGCTGTAGTCGCCACCTCTCACTCCCATGGCGACATCAGCGCCTATAGTATACTGTTCCCCGTCATCGATAGTGCGGTACAGCATTAGCTCGCCACGCATATTCTCCAGCCACTCATCACCCTCAAGGGCAAGGCGCTGTTTAATGTCTTTAGCTTTATCCAGGTCTGTGTGTAAAACCTCTGGGTTGAACACGGGGCGACCAGTTGTGAGGAATGCCTCATTTGGCTCCGCTGGGTACTCTTGCTGGAACAGATCAATGCCGTTCTGAGCTATCTTCTTTCTGCGGAACAT